GACTGATAAACAAATACCAAATACTTATTCTTGTTATGGTGACTTTGTGATGGATACATTACTAGTCAAGATGTTACCTGTAATGAAAAAAGAAACAGGATTAGAGTTAATACCAACTTACTCGTATGCAAGAGCATATAAAAAAGGTGATGAATTAAAAAGACATAAGGATAGACCTTCTTGCGAGGTATCTACAACAGTTAATCTAGGTGGCGATCCTTGGCCTATATTTATAGATCCTACAGGATCTAATAATGTAATTGACGAGTATAAAAATATACATAAACCCAACGCTCCAAAAGGTGAGAAAGTCTTGCTTGAAGTAGGGGATATGTTAGTATATAGTGGTTGCGAACTCGAACATTGGCGAGAGCCTTTTGACGGGAACATTTGCGGCCAAGTATTTTTACATTATAATCATGTAAACGGCCCATTTGCTAGTAAAAACAAGTTTGATGGCAGAGCTAAGTTAGGTCTACCGTCAGGTGTAAAATAGTATTATAATGGAGCCATATGCTACAAAAAATAGGATTCCAACCTGGATTCAATAAACAAATTACAGAAACCACAGCCGAAGGACAATGGGTTGATGGAGACAATGTACGTTTTAGATATGGTACACCTGAAAAGATAGGTGGTTGGTCACAATTAGGTGAGTCTAAACTTACAGGAGCTGCAAGAGCTTTACATCATTTAGTTAATAAATCTGGTAACAAGTTTGCAATCATAGGTACAAACAGAATTTTATACGCTTACACAGGGGGTGTATTCTACGACATTCACCCTATTAAAACTACAACAACATTATCAAATGCTTTTAGTACAACGAATGGTTCAGCAACGGTCACGATAACATTTAGCACAGATCACAACATTCAAGAAAACGATATTATTCTTTTGGATAATTTTACATCAATAACTAATTCAAATTATTCAGCATCAGACTTTGATGATAAAACGTTCATGGTAACAAGTATACCAACATCTACTACTTTAACTATTACGATGCCCTCAGCTGAAACAGGTTCAGGTGCTACGACATCAGGTGGTATTAGAGTTCAACATTATTATCCAGTAGGACCTGCAGAGCAATTACCTGGTTTTGGTTGGGGATTAGGCTCATGGGGTGGAACCGTAACAGGTGAAGCAACTACAACTTTAAATGGTAGTATCAATGCAGTTACAACAACTATTGTATTAACAGATGCATCTTTGTTTCCAACTTCAGGTACAAACTTTGTACAGATAGGATCAGAAGAAATTTCGTACACAGGTATAAGTGGTAATACTTTAACAGGTGTTACAAGAGGTGTTAGAAATACAACAGCTGCAACACATTCTAATGGCGCAACAGTGACCAACAGTTCAGATTATATTGCATGGGGTGAGGCTGCATCGGGTGACTTAGTTGTTGATCCAGGTCTATGGTCTATTGATAATTTTGGTGATAAAGTAATTGCACTAATTCATAACGCACAAGTATTTGAGTGGGACTCAAATGCAACAAATGCTGTAACAAATAGAGCAACAATTATATCAGGTGCACCAACAGCATCACGTGATATGTTAGTATCTACTCCTGATAGGCACTTAGTATTTTTTGGAACAGAAACAACTATTGGAACTCCATCTACACAAGATGAAATGTTTATTAGATTTTCAAACCAAGAAGATATAAATACATACCAACCAACAGCAGTCAATACAGCAGGTACACAAAGACTAGCAGATGGATCTAAAATTGTAGGTGCCGTTAGAGGTAGGGATGCAATCTATGTTTGGACGGATACATCTTTGTTTACTATGAGATTTATTGGTCAACCATTTACATTTGGTTTTCAACAAGTAGGAACAAACTGTGGATTGATTGGACAGAATGCTGCATTAGAAGTTGATGGTGCTGCTTATTGGATGTCAGAAAATGGTTTCTTTAAATACTCTGGTAATCTTGAAACTATGGTTTGTTTAGTTGAAGATTTTGTTTTTGATGATTTAAATACAACTGCTAATCAATTAATAAATGTTGGATTAAATAATTTGTTCGGTGAAATTACTTGGTTCTATTGTACATCAAGCTCAACAGTGATCAATAGATGTGTAACATATAACTATCTTGATTCACGTCCTAATAGACCTGTTTGGACAACAGGAACATTAGCAAGAGGTGCATGGCAAGATTCAGCTGTATTTGGTTTACCACACGCAACTAGTTTCACTGCAAGTGATGATGCATCATTTGATGTTGTTGGTAACACTGAAGGAAGCACAATATACTTTGAACATGAAAAAGGAACTGATGAAGCACTAGCAACTGGTATAAATACAGTTACCTCTAACATTGAATCAGGAGATTTTGATATTACACAAAGAGTTGTTGGTAGTCAGATGACTGGTATTGCTGATTTTCAAGGAGATGGTGAATATATTATGAAGATTAGAAGATTTATACCTGACTTCTTATCTCAAACAGGTAATACTCAAATAACACTACAACTTAAAAATTACCCTAATAGTTCTCAAGCGAGCTCACCACTTGGACCCTTTACAATTACCTCATCTACTGATAAGGTAGACACTCGTGCAAGAGCAAGAGCTATATCTTTAAAAGTAGCAAACACTGCTGCTAATCAAAGTTGGAAATTAGGTACATTTAGATTAGATACACAACCAGATGGACGTAGATAATGGCAAAGATAACAGTAGTATTTACAAGACCTAATAAAGAATACAGACAGCAAGATGCTGATTCTTTGGTTAGAGACTTAGATGGATTAATTGAAAAATTAAATTCAACTTTTCAACAAGATTTAAGAGATGAGCAATCAAGATTTACTTGGTTCATGAGCAGTGGAAGTGAAGCATAATGGCTAATAGATATAAGAATGCACAGTTTGATTTAACTACAACAGACGCTACAGATATTTATACTGTACCATCTGAGTCTAGAGCAATTATTCAAAACATTCATACAGCAAACGTTGGATCAGGTAATGTTGAAATTAAAGCTTTTGTATTTGATACATCTGCAGGTAGAGCTTACCAATTTGCAGAACATACAGTAAACTCAGGTAATTCTAAGTCTATATCTGATGGTACAATTATATTAGAAGAGAGTGACAAGTTACAATTACAAGCAGCAACAGCTGATATATTTGAAGGCACAGTATCAATACTAGAATTTGACAGAACATAGGAGGAAAATGCAAGTCATAAAACCAGAGAAAATAATAGAAAAAATAACTAACCTTAAAACAGGTGAAGAATATAAGGACGATAATGAATGGAAATCTAAAGGTATACCTGAAAAAGACATTCGAAGAGATATAAAAGTTCTTATGCCAAGCCTTGATATTTTTGGTAAAACAAAATAGAATAGTACAATGGCAATTCCACTTAGTGCATATGATAGAAAAGTTATTGATGCGGGGTATAAATTTATACCTCAGACACAATATCTATTAAATCCATTTCAAATACCTGTAGCACCAGATAGTAATAATCCTAAGATTCCCATACCCATAGCTTCAGGTATAACTAGTTTACAACCTCAAGGAGGAGGCGGTGCTTTACAAGCAAGAGATATTAATTATAATGATTTTGCAGGACTTGGGTTTGATGCGTACTCAAGAAGACAACCCACACCTTTAGTAGATGATCTATATCAAAGTAAACTTGATAAAACTTTTTTTGGTTTTCCAAGTTATAGAGAACAAGAATTAACTGGGCCAGACATGGGTGAGTATATTTCATCTGGTACAGATGTTCCTTTAGAGCTAACCACAGCTGGTAGATTACAATCTGGATTATCAAGCATTGGTGAAGGTATAACAGGTTTGATAAATAAAGCTGGTGGCATAGGTCCTATTAGTGCTCTTTTAGGATCAATGGATAAGTTTGATACACTACCTAAATTAGATCAACAGTTTATAGAACAAAGCATGGGCTATAGAGGTCCAACAGTGTTTGGTGAAAACACTGGAGGAAATTACGTAGATCCTTTTGGAGTAAATGTTAGATCTGCACTTGGTAACTATGCAGAAAAAGTTAGAGATGATTTTTCAAGTCTTACAGACAGTTTAACAGGAAGACTATCAGATAAATATGGTGCAACTTTTAATACTGAAACAGGTATGTTTGAAAGTGATGATGAAGAAGCTGCAAAAAAAGCAAATAAAATGACCGAGATGATGAGAAAAAAATATAGTTTTAGACAAAAACAAATAAATCAACAAGAGTTTGATAAGAAAATAGCTGACCAACAAAAAAAAGCTGAAGAAAAAGCTTTTCAAGAACGAGTAGCAAAAGAAGCAGATACTGCAGCTAGAGCTAGAGCAAAAAATAAAGCTGTTTATGAAAGTGCAGATAGACAAGGTTTTACAAATGATAGAGGTGGCTTCAGCACTTCACGTGCAGATAGAGCAGGGACATCAGTAGGAAGTGGTCAGTTTTCACCTAAATCAAGTAGAGGAAGATCTGGGTATATGAATGGTGGTATCGTAGATATACTAGACATATATTATTGATTATATGATTAAAAAAAGTTAAAAGGTAAGATTATGGCAATTTCAAGATTAGATATGGAAAGACAACTTAGAAACATGGGTGGAATCATGAGTTTACAAGAACCTAGACAAGGATATTTTTTAGGTAAACTTGTAAAAAAGGCAAAGAAGGCTGTAAAGAAAGTTGTTAAAAGTCCTTTTGGTAAAGCTGCAATATTAGCAGGATTAACAGGAGGGTTTGGTGGATTAATGGGAAAAGGTAGTCTTGGATCTTTTTTTGGTAAAGGTAGTTTAAATCCTTTTATGGCAAAAGGAAAATTTAGTGGTTTAGGTAGTTTACTTAATAAAGCTGGTTTAGTTTCTGGAACTGGTGGACTAACAGGTCTAGGAAAAATAGCAGGTATAGGTGCTGCATCAGGTCTTGCTGGTTTATTAGCGGGTCAAGAAGAAGATGATGAAACAGATTATTATAGAGGTGAAGGGTTAGATATTCCAGATATTATTAGACGTGCAAGAATGAATGATCCTGAATTTAGATTTTTACCAGGAGCAGATTATACTTCTTCTTATGCAGAAGGTGGTGATGTTAATCCAGGAATTATGGGTAATCCAGCTGTAATGGAAGAAATAGAAAACATGAGAGAATTTATGATTATGAATCCAGATATAGAAGATGTTGAAGACTATACACCTAAGAAAAAAAAGAAAAGAAAAAAGAAAGCTGATGGAGGAATTATGAACCTTGGAGGTAATGAAATGGACCTTAGAGGTGGTGGTTTTGTACCATTAGGAGCCAAAGAAAAAGCAGACGATGTGCCAGCAAGACTATCTAAAAACGAGTTTGTAATGACGGCAGATGCAGTCAGAGCAGCAGGTGGAGGAAGTGTTGATAAAGGCGCAGATAAGATGTATAAGATGATGAAGCAATTGGAGGCTCAAGTATAATGGCAATAACAGAAACTAGATCATTACCCGCACAGTTCATTGAAGATCTTGGAAAAGATTATGCAAAACAATTAACAGCAGCTACAAGTGTTGGTATTGATACTTCTAAGTTTGCACCGACAGTTGCAGGTCAAGATGTATTGCAACAAAGAGCAGCTTCATTAGCGGGTTCAGGTGTTGGATCATTTCAACCATTTATAGATCAAGCAAAAGCACAGGCAACAGCTGCTGGTCAAACAGTAGGTGATGTTGGAACTACATTAAGTGGTATTGCTGGTTTAACTGGAGCACCAACTTCAACTCAAATGCAGCAGTATATGTCGCCTTATCAATCACAAGTAATTGATACAACTTTGTCAGAGTTTGATAGACAAAAAGCTATACAAGAAAAATCAATTGCAGATCAAGCAATTGCATCAGGAGCATTTGGTGGTGGACGTGAAGGTGTACAAAGAGCAGAGTTTGCATCTCAATCAGGAAGAGATAGAGCAGCACTTCAAGCACAATTATTACAACAAGGTTTTGGTCAAGCACAACAAGCTAGACAACAAGATATTCAAAATAGATTTGGTTTAGGACAAGCTCAATCTGGATTAGCTGGACAACAATTAGGATTAGGACAATTCCAAGCTGGATTAGCAGGTCAAGTACCACAATTACAAAGAGCAGATATATCTACACTAGGTCAAGTAGGTGCAGCGCAACAAACACAAAGACAAGCTGAATTAGATGCAGCAAGACAAGCTGCAAGAACCGCGGCCTATGAACCACTAGAGAGATTAGGATTCTTTGGTCAAGGTGTAACTGGATTAATGGGTGGCTATCCAGCACAATACAATTTCCAATCAACACCACCAGCATCACCGCTACAGACTGCATTAGGGGTAGGTACAGGACTCGCAGGAATATTCGGAGCATTGAAGTAACATGATGAATCGTATTTTAAAACGACCTATGTTTAGAATGGGTGGTCGAAGCGATGATGGTATTATGTCTGTTAGACCTGGATATGCTGAAGGAGATTCTGTAAGAGATGATATTGAAAAAGAGATTTATCCAAGTTCACTACTTGGCCTCACTAATAGAGTAACGGGTGGAATAAATGATCTTTTATATAACTATGGTGTTAGACCTTTAGGAAACATTGCTCAATATATTACTAAAACTAATCCTGATTACATAGAACCTAGAAATTCAAAAGAAGAAATGATTGATTTAGTTTTAAAAAATAGAGGATTAGATACAGATGGAATTAATTTAATGGGTTCTGCTGAAGCGTCAGAACCTGACGAATCTGATTTACCACCTAGTTTAAGAGGTAAAAAAACAGATATCACTGATTCTACTACTGATGATAGTAAAACAGAAAAACTTTCTGACAATGATCTTAAAACAATGTATGAAGATCTACTTCCATTATTTAAATCAGAACTGTCTGCAGATGAAGACGAATTAAAAAGACAAAAGTATTTAGAACTAGCTAAGTTTGGTGCAAACATATTAGCACAACCTGGTGGAGATTTAATTGGTTCAATAGGTAGAGCCGCTGCTCCAAGTATTGAAGGTTTGACAAGAGTTGCAGAAACTAAAAGAAGATCAGATGCTTCAGCCAAAGCAATGGCATTAGAAGCTGCATTAAAACAAGCAGATCCTGGTACAATTATGAAACAGGTTAGAGATATTATGAGATTAGATGATAGTTTAACTAAAAAAGAAGCTTTAGCAAAAGTGTTATCAACTGGTTCAGCTACGAAAGAAGCTACATCACAAGGTAGAATAGATGACTATGCAACAGATTTATTAGAAAGTGATTATGTAAAAGATAAAAAAGCGGGTAAATCAGCTGCTGAAGCAATTGAAGAATCTGGTTTAGGTATTGGAGTATTTCAAAAAGATCCTGGTGAAAACTATATTCCAGGTGACTACTACATTTTTAAAAATGGTAAGGTAGGAAAATACGTAGGTAAAGATAAGAACGGTAAAGACGATTTCGCAGAACCTGGTGACGATAATTTTTAAGGAGGTGCCATGGGCTTTCAAATATCTCCAGAAGATAAAAAGACAGAAAAGAAAAAAGAACAGGACGTAGGATTTTTTGAATCTGCGCTAGCTGGTGTCGCTACAGGTTTATGGAATATACCAAAAGGTTTTGTATCACTAGGTGCAGAGCTATATGATTTAGCAGCAGATACAAACACAGCTAAAGATGTTGAACAATGGTTTGATGATGTTAATCCATTTGATGATGAAGCTGAAGCTAGAACAATCGGAAAAATTACACAAGCAATAACACAGATAGCACCTCTTGCAATTAAAGGAGCACAGCTTGGAACAAAGGCTGCACTAATTGCAAAGAGAGCTTTAGATGCAAAAAAAGCTGGTAAGTATTTAAGTTTAGCAAAAGTTGGATCTAAAATTATGGGCCCTACTACAGGAGCTATTGTCGGTTCAGGTGTTGGTGAAGCAATTGTTGCTGATGAAGATATTGGAACCTTTGCTGATATTGCTAGGGGTACTTCATTGGAACCTTTTGCAATTACCATGATGGATAAAGAAACTAAAGAAGGTAGATCAGAAGCATTTAGAAGATTAAAGAATAGATTAAAATTTGGAACTGAAGGTGCAATATTTAATCTTGCATTAGTAGGTGCTGGTAAAGGTATACAACAATTAAGAAAACCTGTTGAAAC